TAAAAAATGATACATCATTCTCGTGTATCAAATGATACAAAGTCAGGTATCAAATGATACAAGGTCAGGTATCAAATGATACATTCTCGTGTATCAAATGATACAAGCTTGTGTGCTTTATGTCACACAATTTTGTAAAAAATGATTAATACGACCCTAGCCGGACCCTTAATACGACCCTAGCCGGATCCAAAATACAACCCCAGCCGGATCTTAGATACGCCTCCAGCCGGTTCCAAAATACGCCTCCAGCCGGGTCTGATCAGCCAATGCCAAGCTGAGCCAGGATACCCTGCCCAGTGAGCAGCTCAGTGCCAATTCCGATGACGAAGCCCATCATCGCAAGGCGACCGTTCCAAGCTTCAGCGAAAGCAACAAAACCGAATTTAGGAGAGTCAGACATTTGAACAACATGCAAGCAGTTTAAAGATTTTAACAGAAGACAGTGAATTGGCCTGCTCCGCCTTTGGGGGCGGAGCGGCCTTTCAGCTATCCCTTTTGAAGCAATGCAAGCACTTGATGGAAGGACAGCGCCCTGCTCTGGAAACAAAGTGCCTCACGATCCACCGGGGCACTTGTCAGAGGTTTGACAGAATGTGGCGCTTTGACATTCAGCAGGATCACATCGCCAACTTCAGCCACAAAACTGTCGGCAGGCACCAGGGCGTCGAGATCAAAAATCTGTCCGTCAGTCTGATTCTCTATTTGAAACCCATCAGGCTCGCCCACAATGTCATAAAACTGCGTGAGACAATTGCTGGTTCGCGTGTAGATGTTGATCACACATTGGACGCCACTATCCGTGTGCGGGGGTATTTCCCTGTTGATCGTCATCACTGTTTTTCGTGCATTTTTAAATGCATCCAAAGACACGAAATCACTGTATGTATTTGAAAATGAAACAAAAGCGTTGCAGTACTTAATGCCTTTGAACTCATTGTCGATTGTCTCTCCGTAGCTCGTAATAAAAGAGCCAGGGCTGAACCCTGGCATCTCTTCAACTTTTCCAAGTCTGTAAAAGTTCACATTGCACGACACCTTTTCTCCATTATGTTCCAGAGGCCAGGGCTGACGCTATTTGGTCGGTGCATCTCGTACCACTCGCCAGCAGGCTCCATGCCGCCTTCACCATCGCTTTGGATGTCAGACTCACGACTCCAGATGCCTGAGCATCTGTCGTCATCGTAGACAGCAATGTAATCATCGTGATCTTCCATGCATCGACGAACGTGGAACAGCAGGTCACGCAAGCAATGAATTTCCCACTTATCTGTCGTTGGAGAAAAGTAAGGTCCGTTGTCTTGATAGTGAGTGACGTAGCGCATGATGATTAAAGTAAAGGAGCTTCTTTGAGTTGTTTGAGATAGAGCAAGACAGCGTCAGAGCGAGAAATGCGATGCTTGGCCATTAGCTGACGAAGGGTCAGCTCAATCATGAAGTTGTCGTTAAAGCTCATTTGATAATGCGGAAATTGGGGTCATTTTCTTTGAAGATCCAGCGGCATTGATTTCGCCCTGGAAAAACAACAAAACAGCGCTGGCCTTTATCTTGCTCGATGATGGCGATAACAGGATCAAGGCCAATGCGAGCAGTGCCTTTTTTTGACACTGCTTCAATCAATACTTGACGGACTTCGGTCATTGTCTGTTGTTGCAGGTGGAACCATGCGGTTGTCCCAAAGTTCGCGAAGATTGAGCAAAGCTTCGGAAAGAGTGTCACCGCGAATTTCGGCGATTCGGCCAACTGGATTATGCGGAAGCCATTTGGATTTCACATAAATGAAAGTGCCCATGCTCCAGCCTGAATCGGAATCACGAGTGAGGCGGGTGTAGCCCAGGCACCAGGGCGCAGCATCAAGATCTGCGTAGGTGGCGGGAAACTTGAAGCCTTTCATGCGTAACGAAGGTTGCCGTGCTTGATTTCGATCCAAGCATGTGGAAAACGAGTCCACCAATGCTCCAGGCGGTCATCAGCAGCTTCATAAGTGCTGTAAGAAGCCAGCACATCGAAGCCTTCGCCATCGTCCTGAAGACGGATGACTTGATATGGACGAAAAGTTGAGCTTGTCATGGGTTAAAACTAGGAGGGATGTGGGACATCGCGGCCCACGAAAAGCAATATATATGCAAATGTCAGGCCCTGTCAAGCTTGCGACGGAGATCGTGTTCAAAGTTCATGAGAGACCTCCTGTCGCTGGTTGTGAGTGAGGTGACGGACTGGACACCAGAAGGATGTCTGAACACCAGGTGCCGCTTGCATCTGACCAGGCAGAAGCCATAGCGCTGAGCCACCTCAACGGCGGCTCTGGCTCTTGAATGCAGGTTTCGTTTGCTCATGAGTCTCCTGAAAACGAACGACCATCCATCAGGCGCTTGAAGCCATCCATCACTCTGGGGAACAGATCTTCAATGGATCCATTGAAAGCACGTTGAGGAATGCCGCAATTGCCAATGCCTGGGATGTAGAGATCCCCGCCCAGTACGTCAAGATCCAGCTCAGCAGGCCGGCCATACCCGTAACCCATGCGATCTTCTGCATCGTCAGCCACCACCCGTTCCATGCAGCCGAACATCACTCGTCTGAGCATTGAAGGGTGAGCAATGGCGAAAGCCATTACATCAAAATCCAAGTGCTGACCGGCATCTTTGAGGCGAATGATGAACTCACTGTTAAGTCCTTTGCCGTCAGTATTGGCCTGACAAATATTGATTTCAATGCTGCAATCCCCTTGAGCCTCCAGGCTGTCTACAACGCTCAGGATGCAGGCGCCCCAGTTCATTAGTTGATTTGCCTCCCATTTTGCAGCGGCAGATATATTGATAAACAAGCGATAAGTGGGAGCCTTGCTCTCCATGACAGGATTGACATCCCACATACAGCAAGGATCACCAGCTACGGCCAGAGGCACTTCAGGGCGAGCACCTGCAACGTCGTAGAGAAAAGATGGAGCCGACACTAGATCTTTTTTAAGAGCAAGAGTCTCGACTTGAGAAACCAACTGGGAGCGACCCTTTTTCCAGCCTTTGTTGACAAGCTTGGCAGCTTCAGGGAAGGACTTAGTGCCAGCGAAACGCTTTCGCTCGGTGCCTTCAGTGTGGCTGGATTGCATGGACCAACGCTTGGCGTCCAAGTCGCCAGCCCAGGCAGTGACCTGCATTAAGCCATCGAACCAGTAGCGATGGGTTATGGAACGACTGCGACCGCTGCCGCGAGACTGCTCGATGCGCTGATGAACTGGTTCTGAATACGTGGTTGTCATGGTTGAAACCAAAGAAGAGAAGCATTTGCCCCTGTCTCCAGGAACAATGCAAAGGTAAACGGGCCTTGCTGGTTTGGCAAGGCCCTGTCAAGAATCGGTATATATATATACTTCGGCTTGTCAGCCGCTGATGGCGGCAGTGATGCGGCTCTTGGTGTCTACATCCAGACCCTTCCAGACAGTTGCCTCAAGCACCTCATCAACAGAGAAGCCAGCAGCCAGCAGCTTGGCACCTTGGATGGAGGCGCGAGGGCTGACGATGTGGCGAACCTGCTGCTTCTGGATCTCGCGACGGATGCGCTGCACACGCTTGGTCCAGTCGCGGTTGCCAGCCAGGGCTCGCTCCAGGACGTTGTCGTAGTCCATGTTGACAACGATGAAACGGTCCAGGGAAGCGGCATCGAGCTGGTTGCGCCCAACGTACTGACGATCAGCGCCACGACCGAAGGTGTTGGCAGCAGCGATCACTCTGAAGTCAGGGTGGCGCTTGGTGGGCTCAGTGTCACCAGGGAAGTCGCAGTGGCCGTTTGCCAGGGCAGCGTTGAAGGCCATGATCGCCTGGGGCATGGAAGCGTCCACCTCGTCGAACAAGAACAAGCCACCGTTGGTGTAGGCATCCCTGAAAGCAGTGCTGACCACACGGCCTTGAGCATCGACAAAGCCACTCAGCTTGTATTCAGAGGCGACAGCACCTGTGAAGTAGAAGCGAAGGTCGAGAGCTTCAGCCACCTGCTCACACAAGGTGGTCTTGCCGGAACCGGCAGGGCCAACGAGCATGACAGCCACGTCAGCAGCTACTGCCTTGAGTACTGAATCAAACTGCTCATGGACCAGCTTCTCGCCCATGTCACGCTTACCACCAGGCAAGGAAACAATGATGTGCTTCTCAGCAGGCTTGTGAGCGTAGGTTTCGATCAGGGCTATGACCTCCTTCTCAGTGATGCCGGAGGCAGTGTTGTCAGGAGCCAGGGCTTGAGCCATCAGCTCTTGCATCTGCTGAATGACGGCTTGCTTGCCTGCAGAAACAGCAGCTTGAACAGAAGGCTGCTCAGCTTCACGCTCTGGCAGCACAGCAAGATGTCTTTGAGGAGCCTCTTCGACAGCTTCTTCGACGCCGCTGAAGCCTTGTGCGTAGCGCTCAACCATCATGGAGGGGCCGTGCTGAGCGCCACAGGCGAGGATGCTCTTGAGGACGCTGCTGCCGACAGTGGCGCTATCAAAGCCCAGTTCCTTGGCGAGTCTGCGAGCTGCAGTGCGAAGTTCACCGCTCATGCTGCTGACAGCACCGGCACCATCAGGCATGTCGCCGTTGTCGTTGCGGCTGTGCAGGGCCTCTGTCAGGAGGTTTTGGATGAGGGGGAAGTGGGAGACTGTCATGAGATTGCTGGAGATTTGTACCCGTCGCGGCCATCGCTGACCTCGACACCATGAAAGGTACAGGAGGCCAGAAAGCCCTGTCAAGGTTTTTTTTGACAAGGTTGTGACAGTTGTTTAGGCGGCTGCTTTCACCACCTGGCAGGCTTTAATTTCGTTCGACGCTGCGGACGCTGCGGACGCTGCGGACGCTGCGGAGGGCTAGGAGGGTTCTTCGTTAGCCAAGAATCCTTGTTGCATGGCTTCTGTAATCATGCGTCTGTATTCAGCATCTAGCGCAGCCTTTGCAAGCACTTGCTGCTCACGCAACTTTTGACGCACCAGCTCACGTTCCATGCGGACAACGCGAGCCCGATTGGCTCGTTCGTTTTGTTCACGTATATATTCAATTTCGTCATGCACTGAAATGGGATCGCGAGAAAGCACTCGACTGCCTTCACTGTCCACTTGAAACGACAGGAAGCGATCAAACGCACCTGCTCTACGCCGAGGGGTTTTCCTTTTCATCTTGTTGCACAAACTGTTGAACAAGCTTCTTGAGCAGCCAGCACATGCTTGCAACATGGCGTCTGGCCTCGTTCGATCATGAAGTGTGCATCAGTGCAGGTGCATTGCCATCTGCCATCAATGCCAGCCGAATGCGCTCCAGTGCATGTGACAGTGTGCAGCCCACTCTTGGTGCTGGGATCTTCAACTTCCCAGGCATTTGTCCTGACTATCCTGACGGAGCAATGCCGAGCGCGATTCAAGCGCTGCGCTACTTCCCACTGGTCAAACTTACTGCGACCCATGAAGCGAGGTCCGCGATCAGTTCTGACCAACACGCAATGCTGCAATGTGGTGATGACAGTCACACCAAGCGCATCAGCAGCTCGTCGAGTGACGTAAAAATGAGCGTTGGCCATGGTTTTGAAGAAAGGTGAACTGCATGCCATCTCTGACATGCCGTCAATTGTTGCGGATCAGCGGCTACCTGTCAAGCGGCTTTTGTAACGGCTCAACATGGAAACCGTTTGCAATCCTGCAATACCTGTCTGGATGCAACTGAATGCAATGCTCATAGCCATCCTGGTCTGGAATCACCTTGGAAGGGATCAACAGTGCCACGACAGTTGCGATGGCAGACAGGCTTCCCACCAGGAAGACTGTCGGTGACGTGATCATGGTGTATGCTCCTGTGGTGAGTCGGCTCTGGCACATTATCAAATGCCCGTTGTTCATGCAACAATGCCGCGAGGATGAGCGGGCCTGAAGAGGGGGTTGTTCTCAAGCAGCTCCTTGAGCAACGCGAGGAACAACAGCGGTCGTCATGGATCGCGAGAGGCTCCTCTTCCCATCGTTGTTATTGATGGACAAAAGGGTTCATCGGAGGCTCACAAACAATCAAAAAAGAGCCTATCAGGGCTCTTTTTTTTATGTATAATTTCCTTAACTTAAGCCGAGAAAACCATGAATAGTGTGCTAAGTACTTTCATTCTTGAATTCCAAGAAAAGGTAACTCTAGAGAGACGTTCGGACGCTTTAAATGCGACGATTGATTGGTATGAAAATCGAATTGAACGTTATTCTCGGGGATGCAAGATACGCCCCTGGAAGCAGCGCCAAATTGACCGCATCCAAGCAAAGCTCGATGTAGCCCAGGAAGAACTCAATTTTGTCAACGACGAATTGGTTTCTTATGCAGATGTCGAAGAGTTGCCGCGTGATAGTTATGGATTCTCTTTAGAAACCTCCCGGCTTAGAAATGGCAAAGCATTTACCCGCCTTGAGCTTAGTGTCGAGGATTCTCTTTACGATGACACGTTTGAATTGGGCGACAAGCTAACTATTGCCGCTGGGGGGTCCAGAAAAAACAATAAGGGTGGCACGAGTTCAAGTTGGACGAGATTTAACGTGACGCCTGTCGAAAATGAAGACGGGACGATCACATCTTTCTTTGGAAGCACTCGTATAGGTGAACTTGCTACTGAATACGATAACTTTAGTCTGTCCATCAGAAACGATGACGATGAACTGCTTTACAGTGAAGATTTAGGAGTGCAAATTCTTGCTTAACTAACCAAACAAAAGTCCTTTTTGTTGAGACTTGCAACGCAACATTAAACATGAAGAGTTTGCAACATCATGTCAGAAAGCTGGCGCAGTTAATGACAGAAGCCGACAACCTTGTTGACACCAATAAGGCTCGAAAGTTGATCAAGAAAGCAGAAGAACGTGCTAAAAAAATTCGGAAGCGTTGTCAACAACAGCAATGCAAGGAAAATGACAACGAAACTACTGAATAGCTGCCGAGTCAATAATGACGGCGCAAAATTGTGACATTAAGAAAACTTGCCTGGTCTCGCAATTGCTTCACCAGGCGGGAGGCATGCTTCATAGCTCGTAACGGTTCGTCACGCCATTTGACAGCAATGCAATGAATGTCGCCCAGGGGCTCCAACACAGCGTAACGATGCGTTCTGCTAAGAAGGGCTTGACAAGCGGCCCTCTTTTGCTTTGATAATGGGCATTCGGGCTCTTCAAGCTCGACGCGAGCAAAATCTGCGATTTCTGACAGGTCGTCGAGACTGTTCGTAGTGACAAAAAAATGTTGCCCCCTTTTGTAACATTTGGTCCAGACCGGATGGAGGTCTTCCGACGCCATGCGCTCGGCCTCCTGGGCCAGCACCGGGGGGATGCAGATCTCGATTGAAGCTTGCTCGTCTGTCTCAGTCATTGCTCGGTCAGGGTGAAAGGGCTTGCCTGGCAAGGAAGTGAAATTGGTCTCATACAAAGCCAGCCGGATTCAATACAAAGCCAGCCGGATCCCGTCAATCTTCATCCCCTGTATCGCCTTCATAAGCATCTGCAACAGCTTCAACGGCAAAAATGCGAACCATTTCACGCCATTCATCGCTACCACTGAAGCTGCCAACACATTCAAGAATAGAAATGCACTGACTAATGCGAGTGGCATCCATTGTGGTTGACAATGCAGCATGAGTTTCCCCTTGCTTCACAAGGTCTTCTACAACGGTTGTGTGGATTGAAAACCACTTACCAAGCGCAAACAATGCGATCTGCCTGAGCGCTTCATCGCCGAAATTTTCAGTCAAAGACTGAAGGGTTTGACCAAATTTTGGCGGAACTGAAATGAGATGAGGGTCATCAAAATGACCAGCGAGCATCTCTTCTACTTCACGACGTTGGGAGGTTTTGGCTTCTCTCGCTTTGCGAAGGAAGTCTTCAACACTGCTGAATTGAGAAGACAAAAGATTGGTGCAACACGCATATGTTGCCGACCTTAATGAAATTCGTCAATAGTCGTTCTTTGGAAGATCAGATAAAGCTTTTCCGCCTGGACCCTTTTCTGGCTCTTCGTCTTGTTGAAAACTAATGCCGTTGTCATTCTCTTCAACATCCTTGGCTTCGACTGGTACAGCACCGTCTTTAAATTCGTTGACTTGCTTAGTCTCCTTCTCTTTATCAATCGTCTTAGATAAGTCTTGCAAGAATTGTCGGTAACTTTTATCCTGGTTTTCTTCACGTTTCAACTCATGCAATCCAAGCAACTTGGCCTGCTCCACCAGGGCGTTCTTGGCGACGTTTAAAAATCCATGATCACCAGCACTTTCTTCAATGCGAATCGAAGTGCTTGACTTGCCTTCGTCACCATCAAGAATGGTTGTCGTTTTCCTGCGTTTGCTGTCATCAAAACCTTGTAAGGCTTGATCTTTTAATTCCATTTGCTCTTTAAGCAGACGTGCCCTATGCACGTCTGCGGAGGCAAGGAGTTTTTCTGTATAGAGAGCTCGATTGTGACTTCTGTCTGCATGAACAGTTTCTTTTGAAAGCTGCAGGATGTTTGCAATTTGTCGATTACTCAATCTGGCAGCAAGAAGCTCTTGCACCATATATCGACGCATGCCAACCATGTCTTTACCCAGCATCAAACCAGGCTTTTGCTTCTCGCGAATCTTGGCAATGTCCTCTGGAGAAAGTCCTGCCTCAAGCAGGACTTTCGTTCCATAGGCTAATTCTTTTTCTGAATTTTCAAATTCAATGTCGGGGCGAGCCATTACTTATTGCTTTTGTTTTTTGACGTTAAAGCGATTGTCTATCAAGTCTTTAATGGCTTGAAGATTATTCCGCCAATGCCGTTCGCCTTGGGGGCTCACGGCTCCATAGAGATGGCGAGCTGCAGGCAATGGACCTCGTGTTGGAGTTGAGAATCCATAATGTATCCGGCAGATAATTTCAACTCCTTCATGGCTTAATGAAGGCAGTGAATCTACTGCTCTAGGTGCTTTAATCATGCCGGTTATTTATTCTCGTTACATAATGACAGACGATTTCTTTGCCGGCATACGCTTGGTCGCCGCTTGGGGCGGCTCCCGCGCTGCGATATATATTGCTTTTCTCTAGTGAGGGTTGCTCACTCGTTCGTGAGTCTAATCCCCCTTGTCAAATTTCAATGTGACAACTGTTTAATTGTCCATCCAATTGGAAGCAGGCTTTCGCCTTCGCGCCCTGCGCTTTGGCTTCGCCTGCACAGGCTCATCTTCTTCCGTCTCGACAGGCTCATCCTCTTCCGTCGTTCGCACGGAATTTCTTGCATTCTGCTCCTGGGTTGCTAGCCACAAAGCATGCAAACCAGGATGATGTTCAAACGCCATGACAAGCCATCTTCATGTGCTGTCATTTTAGTTGAATTCAGATTACAATTAAAAAACCCACCGAGCAGCGAAGGGGTGGGCAGGGGGATGGGTGCTTAATGTCCCCCTGGAATTTAAAACAGTCCGAAATCCTCTTGTTTCTTTTCTAGAACCGGCTGTTCTTCAAAGGCGTTAGTAATATCAGCTTCTTTGTAATCCCAAGAGTGATACAAACGAGTTCTTCGATCTTCTGATACATCCCAAGAACTAGAGATTAAACCTTGACGGCGAGCCTGCTCAAGCAGGCGACCCGTCGTTGTGTTGTCATAACTGCCGACAGCAGTCGCAGCCTGACTGCGTGAAAAACGATTGTAAGGACGATTGTCCAATGCATTGACAAGTCGTTCCAAGTCATCTCGATCACCATTGACTGGACCCATATATGTCCAGCCATAACTGGCGTCATCACGCTGCAAGTAGTGCTTACCAGCCAATCCTGATCGACTCTTGATCCATTCCAGCATGAACTGATGTGGGTCTGGATTGTTGTCGGGTTTGTAAAGCTTGACCACTTCTGAAACATTCGCTTCAAAACTGCTGCTATCACGAATGCCGCCACTTTTATTCAAGTGGTGGAGGATCACAATGCTGCAGCCATATTGATTAGCAATGTCCCGCAGTTCATAAATGCAATTACCGGCATCTGAACGAATCAGATCAACATCCATTCCGGCGAGGCAGGACGTGAGACTGTCAATGACAATCAACTGAGGGCGATCTTTTTTGATGCGTTCTAACAGTTGGGGCACTTGATCAAAACGCCACACCTCAACAAAACCAACGTCGTCATATTCCAGGCCGTCTTCTCCAAAGCCAATGATGTCAAGTTTTTCCGCTGCATCGACAACAGGCTCATCGCATTGAATGATGAGAACTTTGCCCTTCTTGCAACGACGCTTGCTCCAGGTGCGACCAGTGGCAACACTCAACGCCCAGTTGTAAAGCATCGTTGACTTGCCGGTTCCTGGTGCTGCTGCTAGCAGCATGACGCTGCTTTCTGGAAGGATTCCAGCGATGGTCCACTTTCGAGTGTCACCTGACAAGGCAATGCGTTTGGCATCCAGCACTTCCATCTCCTCCTTGCCAACAACCCTGGTTCGGGCTTCAGCAAGGATTTTGTCGATGACACTGGTGGGCATTTTGATGCCGTGGGAGCTCAACCACTCTTGCGTTTCATATGCAATGCGAGCAGCGTTGTCGTTGCCATACAAGCCAACCATCCTTTCAAGAGTGGTCATGATCTCTTCATAGGAAGGCTTGCCGTCTTTACCCTCATGCCGATCTTTTGAAACGATGCTGGCAAGGATTAATTCTTCATTGGCACCCTCATCAATCCAATCACCAACGTCATAACCGCCAAGTTGTGGAAGGTTCTCCCACTCAAACGAGTCGGGATCTGCATAAAGGAACTGTGCTCCGGGGTTGTCGGATGCCACCTCCTTCATTAACGCCACACCTGGCTCGTCACGATCAGGACACAAAACAATCCTGTGTCCTTTGAACAAAGTGGTGTAGTCACCGTTGGATCGATATTGACCGCTGCCGCCGAGGAAAGTGACTGCAGGCAGCCCAACCGACCACATCTTGTCGCAACTGAGCTCACCTTCTACAAGAAACAAAGGCGACTTCTTTACTGCAACTGCAGCCAAAGCTTCTTCATACCTGTAAGGCATGACGGTTGCTCTTAGCTCCCCAATCTGTGCCTTCCTTTGAGGTGCGTCTGGGGAGACAGTTGGATACTCCTGGCGGATGATCTTTTTGCCGCTGGTGTCGTCCCGAGAAACAACCAGAACCTCCTGGCCGTCCCGGTTCTTATAAGGGAATTTATACGAACTAGCGATCCTTGGTGGACGCTCCCATCTCTTCATAGGTGACAGGGCGTTTCTAATCTCAGCGCGGTGCTTATGACTTGCATCATTCCAGCAGTTGTAGCTGCCGTCAGCTTCATTGAAGGTGAAGTCATTGCCACCACACGCTGGACAAAGAAACTTTCCGCGCTTGTCGGATGCTTCAAGCTTCGCAACGTGATCTCGAATGTCGAACGCCATATCTGGTGGTCATGCCTGGCAGTTCTAGCAGTCGAACTCAATCACGCAAGATTCAGGCCGAATATTAATGTCCCCTTCACAAGGGTGTAACTGGCTTCAGCATTTCTCCGCTATTGCCTACTAGCGGACCGGCACATGATGTGTATGTTGTGCCGAGACGCGAAGTTCAATGAGCCCAAGAACACTTCCATGAGAAAAAACCTTCACGGCGAACCCAAAAAACGTCGGCACATCACTCTCACCGATACTGCTTTTATGCACCTGGGAGAAATTGCTCACGAAGCACGACTCTCATGCAGTGAAGTGCTTGAACGGCTAATTCGATCCACGCCAATTTGGGAAGGAAGTGCATCTCTATCCAACAGTGCTTGGGAAGAATGCATGGATCATTCTCAGTCCACAGTTCCTACTGACACCCAACTTTCAGATGAAAGTCTCTGAATTAGCTCTTCATCTCAGGAGTTACCTTCAAAAGAATCCTGACTGTGATGTCAAGTTGTACAGCGAAAGCGTTGTCTATGACGATGTTTTTGATGCAAACGACTACGAAGATGTCACGGACATTAGGCATGTGAATGACTGGCCCTTGCCAGGGGAAAGCGTGATCACTGCCGAAACCACTGGAAAACACCTCGTGATCTTTTACGACCAGGAGACAATTCCACACTCTTCTCGCAACAAGTCCGTCTGGCATGACAAAGACAATCGTTTTTGAAAACATCTCAATGACCTCTGAAATCGCGCAACAGACACTGACAGACCGCTTTGCTGGTCTGTTCAACCCCCTTGAAATCACCGCAGAGCAATTCACGTCTGCCTATGACACGCCTGACATCGGTCCTCACATCGAGAAGGACTACAAGGGCTTGTCGTATCTTTCGTGGCCCTTTGCTTACAGGTATCTCAAGCAGCATTTTCCAACTTTTTTCGTAGCTTTTGAAGAAAAAAGCGTTGGTGAGGTTGTCTTTGGTGGCCCTGGTGCTTACTACGTTCGACCTTATTTAACTGATGGTTGCCGGCGCAGTGTTGCCCTTGTCTTTCCTTTGATGGACAGAAAGCACAATGCATGTAAAGAGCTTGACGCTCGTTTCATTAGCGACAACTGTCAACGTGCAGCCGTAAAATGCATTGCCACCTTCACTGGATTGGGCCTTCGCCTTTACGCTGGCGAAGACATTCCCAAGGAAGAAGGCAGTTCGGCTCCGAAGTCACAAGCTGGCCTTAAGTCAACAACTCCAGCTCCGGCTCCAGCTAATACCACTCCAGCCCAGTCCCCTGAATCGTTTGACGGCAAGGACGCTCTGCTGAAATTCTGCAGTGCCAATCCATTGCATTTTGTTGATGCAAAAACCTGTCAACATGCCGTCAAATCAGCACTGGATAATCTTGGATTGGCCCGTGGTGGCGACATCAAAAATGAAGGTGATTACGCAAATGTGATCACTACATTGGTCAGCACCTGGGTCAAATCAACTGGGATCAAGATCACGAAAGCTGCAATGACTAAAGATCTTGCAAGCATTCGCGATGCAAGTCCTGAAGGCGTTGACGGCATCAACAATGCTGTTGCTGCCTTTTACTTGTCAAAAAAGTCGATGTTGCCGCAGCCTGCTTAGCGCGGGCTTTCGCTGGCACCATTTGTTTTGATCCTCATGATGGACCCCTTACTAGCTCTACTTGATAGTTACTCCGATGATCCTCTTGGTTTATTTCTGGTCGTTAGCGCAGGTGGATTTACTGGCTGGGTCTTTGGATACAACTTGTGGAAAGTAATCCTTGGCTTGCTTCGACATTCAACTTGAACGTCTCATGAAATTTAAGCGCTACGATCCCAATCGATTGCAGATCAACAAGAAACGTTATTACGTTGCTGGTGAGATGCCAAACGTTGCGCCTGGGCTCGTCTTGCCTTCTGTGACAACAGTGGCTTCTGCTACTGCTCCTTTAGGAAAGACCATGGCGCTTATTAACTGGCGCAAACGAGTTGGCGATGCTGAGGCAAATCGCCGCACAAGAAATGCTGTGGAGCGAGGAAACTGGCTTCACGGAGTTCTGGAAGATCAATTCAATGGTGAAGATATTCAATGTCACCTTGATCAATTCCCGCAATACATTCCGTATTACGAGAGTATCCTGAGCTTTCTTGAGCGCATTGACGAGCCCCAGCTCGTCGAAAGCGCGATCTGCTGGTTTTGTCCGTCAAGGGAAATCGGCTATGCCGGAACCTTTGACATGCTGGCGACCATGAAAGATGGCAGTTATGCCCTCTTGGATTGGAAAACCAGTTATAAGGAAAAACCTGACAACCAACTTGCTGACTATCGAATGCAGTTGGGAGCCTATGCACAAGCCATCGAACAGATGTATAACATCGAAGTCGATCAGGCGCATTGTGCAATCTCCATCTATGACCCTGATACCAAGAGGGGTCAAGAGGCTCAAATTGTGAGTCTTGATGGAGGCGAGCTTATCGCTCAGGGTGGTGTAATGGCATCTAAAACTGAAAGGTTCTTTTCAGAACATTATCCAGGAAAGTTGCCATTCTCCATCGCGATGGACAAGGGCGCATAGCCCTTTCCATCTCTTTGTTCACTTGTTTTTTTCTCTAATGTCTTCACGTCCAGTAATCAAAGGCACCCTCAATCTCACTCCTGAATTCCTCAATGCCTTGGCAAAAAAGGGAAAGAACGAGCGAGGCAAGTACGACGTTGACGTTGCAATGTGGTACGACGACAAGCGGGCAAATGATCGTGCTCCTCACCTCTCTGGTCCGGTCTCCATTCCTGGAGAAGACAACGGAGAGAAGAGTTACGGCAAGTGCTGGTTGAACGTCGAGAACGGCCAGCCAGCGGCAGTACCAGCAACTGCAACTGCTGCTGCTGATGACCCGGCAGGTGGTTTGTTCTGATCTACCTGGGGCACCACAAGGTGCCCCTTTATTTTCAAATTATTTCTCATGGCTCATTGCTCCTCTCTGGACATCAACGAATACCAGCACCAGGCTCGTAGAACTGCCATCTACCCCTCTGTTGGTTCTAACATGACTTATCCGACCCTGGGACTTGCTGGCGAAGCCGGTGAAGTTGCAGAGAAAGTTAAAAAAGTCATTCGAGATAAGGGCGGAGTGTTTGATGATGACACTCGTGCCGCTATCTCCAAAGAACTAGGAGATGTGCTCTGGTATGTCGCGCAAATCGCTTCTGAACTCAATGTTGATCTTTCCAATGTTGCTCAACAAAACCTTGAAAAACTGGCAGATCGAGCGCAGCGCGGCAAGATTAAAGGCAATGGCGATGACCGCTAAAGTGTAAAAACTTTGCGTCATCAATGTGAGCGCTCTTGAAGATCAGTTCCTAGGACTATGGCAAGCTCAATTTCCCTCCATTCAACTAGAACGAGAGTTTAGTGATGTCGAAGAATGGGAACTTGATTTTCAAAAACGATATGCAAAAAGTAAGCGCTCAAAGCGTTACAGAGCTGACTTCGCGCATCCGGCAAGCAAATGCATCATCGAAATTCAAGGCGGCACTTATATGCGCGGCAGGCATGTCAGTGGATCCGGCTACGAGCGTGATGCGAGGAAATTCAATCTGGCCATGATGAGTGGCTGGAGAGTTTTCTTGCTTACTTCGACCACGGCCAAGGACCGTTCTTGGATTGAGATGATTGCTGCTTTTGTTGTGTCTCAATCGTCTTAGCCGCCTCTGTCATCAGCTCTTCAGCAATCTGCAGTTCACTGTCTCGCAATGACATAGCTTGTCGCAACTGAATGTTCTCCATGACAAGCTTTTGTAGAGCCTCTTGCATGTTGCTCCATCCAATCAACAAGTTCAGAGAAACCTCTCGAAGTTGTTCGGTGCTGGTGCAATCCTTAATTGCTTTCTGCTGAATCGAGAGAGCAAACTCTCGCTCCAAGCTTCTTTCAAATGGCCCCATGTCAAAGGAGTATTTCTCTCCATCGTAGTTAACTATTACGGGAATGCTGTACTCCATAATTTTTAACCTTTGCTATAGCGTAAACAACTTTTGTCAAACAAGGTATTTACTGCTCTCGTGACACCTGGTGAGAACTCCGAACAAACACCTACGGTTCTCCCGTTCTCAAGATTTCATCGTTCTTTTCGCAAGCCTAAGAATCATCAATATGCGGTCGGCCAGCGAGTAGTATTGCTTTCATTGACAGCCGATGGTTGGATATATTCTGGTTTCCGAGGCGAGATTCTGTCACTATCATCAGCTAAGGATCGTCGTGGACGCTGCTGTCCAAAAGCACAAGTTGCTTGGGACAAAGGCGCATCGCATCCCGCTCACATCGGTATTCATGCACTTTCAAGGCTTCGCCCCGAATGACTTTTTCTTCTCCTGACAAGAATTATGAAACCCTCCGTTATGAGCGATTAATGGAAAGCATTGATGAATATCTGGGTGGTGACGGCCCGGAGATGGGCATTGACTATCTCTTGCGAGATCTTAAAAAAATCTCCCTTGACATTTGTACTTATCACAAAAAAGTGATTGACGATTGCACAACTCTTGGTGACTACCTGCCGTGACTGATTTCGCGATTCACGATCCTCTTGGTGATGGCATTAGCTCGCTAAGACTTTTGGACTACATGGGTAGTTCAATTGATATCGTCAACGATGCGCGTCAAAGTTTTGACGCTGAAAGCCCTGAGTTCACCCCAAAGGACCAGAAACTTCTGAACTACTTGGTGGCTCATAAGCACACCAGCCCGTTCCGAGGGGTGGTTTTTAAATGGCAAGTCAAAGCTCCACTATTTGTGGCAAGGCAATGGTGGAAGCATGTCATCGGAGGCACCTATGCAAACGACCAGTTGGGTTGGAACGAAAAAAGCTTTCGTTATTGCGTTGCCGATGAAGAAGAGTTTTATGTGCCCAGTGAATTTAGAGAACAAAGCAAGAGCAATAAGCAGGCGTCAACAGGCCCCGTAGGGGGCCGTAGGGCCGCTATTGCCGAGGCTGTTTACGCTGATGCCCTGGAAGCCTGCAAGGACGCTTACAAGACGCTTATCGCTGCAGGAGTGTGCAAAGAACAGGCTCGTGGAATCTTGCCAACTTGTCATTACACCTCATTCGTCTGGACGTGCAGCCTTCAAGCATTGCTTCACTTCTTAAGTTTGCGCATGCCAAAAGATGCTCAATGGGAAATTCGTGCTTACGCCGACTTGATGTCAGAGATTGGAGAGTCTATAGTTCCCGAAGCATTTGACGCTTTTTACGCCAATGGAAAAGCCTTTTGATCCCGTAAACGCTCCCGAACACTATGTCTCTGGAACTATCGAATGCATTGAAGCTATCAAGGCTCAACTGACGCCAGAGGAATACAAAGGCTTTCTAAAGGGCAATGTCGCAAAATATTTGTGGCGCGAGAAAAAGAAAGGAGGTGTTCAAAGTTTAGAAAAAGCTGAGTGGTACTTAAAAACACTGCTTGCATTTAATAAGCAAGAAGAAGCCGCAAACAAATGTCAAGATGGTTTTTGTCCCATGCCAAATGTACGACATGGACCACATGAAGCCTGGCAAGATTTTCCTAGTGACAATGATTTTTTTAGTCCAATCAATGATGCATAACAAGTTCTAATTGATCCAAATCTGATAAAGAAAAAGAGCCGTAACGCGGCTCTTTTTTCATCCTTGGTTTATATCGAATTGCTTGCTGCACGACTCGCTTTGATGCAAGGAATTGCCAGTATTCTGCTTGATGCATGCGTGCGTCAAGGAAGCTGTTGCAATAGATCCATGAAGTCAATATCTCTTCTTTCTCTGGAGTCCAAAACTCCATTGGACGCCACCATTCAAACACTGGAGCATTTGTTTTTGACAGATTGCAGCTTTCACATGCCGGTGCCATGTTCCACCTGGCAAAGTGAGGGCCTCCTTTGCTCTTGGGGATGATGTGGTCAATGGTTAAATTGCCATGCCATTCCCCGCAATACGCACAAGCTGGTTGACCGTTTGGCCCCCTTAGTGGATAGTCATTGTATATCGCCTTCCTGAATAATCTTTTGGCATCCGCTTTTCGTACTTCGATGAGGCTGTTGAGGTAATCTTCAGGCTCATAAGCAACAAACATGAAGTTCTCTTCAGTTGTTGCATCTAATCTATTTAGTTTTTCGCGCAGATGGGAATCGGCTTACAGGGTTGAAATTTGCAAGTTGTGTGACTACCAGGGAATCATGGCTAGCGTATAGTCAACATTTTTTTGTTTTTACCATGACTGCTGCCGAATGGTTTGTTGTTGGCGCTGTGTTGGTGGGTGCTCTGGAGCACATCATCGCCGTCACTCCAATTAAAGAAAACTCCACAGTTCAACTGCTGCTGTCAATCCTTAAGCGTGTTTTCCCAGCTCAAAAACGCTGAACTATTATTGTCATTCAACAGATGCGCTTGAATGATGGTTGCGAACACATGGGAAGGAATTAGCGCCTACGCCGAAAGCGTGGGCGCTAAATTTGGCGAGCTAGTGGCCGCTCAGTGGGCGCTGGAAAGTGCTTATGGCAAGCACGTTTCAGGAAAATTTAATTATTTTGGACTGAAAGGCGCGGGAACGAACTGCGTCACCAAAGAGTTCATTAACGGTCAATGGCTGACATTGAAAGATGGATTTATTGACTTCCCCTCGCCAGAAGCCTGCATCGAGTATCTGGTAAAGCTTTGGTACAAAGACTACAGGATTTATAAGGGGGTAAACAATTGTTTTACGGTAGAGGATGCGGCTTATGCGCTGCAAACAGAGGGTTACGCAACCGATCCCGATTATCCTCAAAAACTTATTCGACTAATGACGGAGTATTCATCTGTGCGAAATCCAATTCGCCTTACTAACGCTGCCAAGTATTACAACGAAGATAGCCATCAAGTGGCAGCTTGGAACTACTTGGAGGACCGACTCACGCAAGAGGAGCTGAGTGAGTTTGCTTTGCTTTACAGGGCAGGCCCAACAAAACCTGTCTTTGCTTATTACAAAAACCCACTGCAAGTAAAATATTTCAGCCAGCGAGATAACAAGTCAGGTCGCGGCCACAGAGAGTGCTTCAGCAGCTCCTGTGCGATGCTTGCCGCCTTTCATGGGGCCGTGTCATCTGACGACGAATACAATGCCATTAGAGAGCGTTTTGGGGACACTACAGACAGCAACTCTCAACTCAAGGCATTGTCATCATTAAATCTCAACGCTCGCTTTAGCACTGAAGTGACCGAAAAGATGATTACAGATGAAATTGATCAAGGTCGCCCTGTTGCTGTGGGATGGCTGCATATGGGGCCATACGACGAACCAGTTGGTGGAGGGCATTGGTCGGTCATTGTTGGATACACCGAAGAGGATTACATCCACCACGATCCTTACGGCGAAGCCGATGTGGTCCGAGGTTCTTATTTGAACGCATCTGGCGGACAATTCGTTCGCTATAGCAAGCGTTGCTGGGTTCCCAGGTGGCGCGTTATTGGCACTGGCGGCTGGGCAGTCTTCGTTTCTTCATGACCTCTCAAGCATTATTCAGAGCGCTTTGTTATCAAGTGGGGCTTTTCTTGCTAGGCAAGAACGCCTCACTCAAAGGCAATGCCTTGTTCTGTCGCATGATGAACTATTGCCGTGCCGATTGGGCAGAGTGGAAAACAGTTCATGTCATGAAATCAGTTGACAGCCAAGGCAAGCAGCTCATGCACGAATGGGTGGAAGATCATCGCAATGCCATGGCGAACAAACTTGCTAAGAAGGCGAAAGAAATGTACCCCAAAGCAAAGGTCACTCCAGTGCCTGATGCCATTGTGCCTTCAGTGATCATCGAAGAAGAGGGGGACTCCCTCTTGGGAGGCCCCATGCGGATAACTTGGAGAGTTGACGGTCAAATTCAGAAAGACTGATTCACCTCTTTCCCTGCCCCCGGCTCATCTTGCGCCCATGCGAAGGACGACTATTACGACCTTGACCCTGCCTGGTCTTCTTGTTGCTTTGAACTTCGATCAGTTTTTGACCGTTGATCCCAATCTTTGTTTTGGTCGCCATAAACTTTAAAAGTTTTGCAAAACATCAAGCCGAATTATAGTCTTGTCAAACAGAAGGGGGTGGCATCTTGTTGTAACCGATCAAGATTTGATCGAGCTTATAATCCATCCTGTCAATTCGCGCATCAAGCCGCTCAAGGATGTTCTGCAAGTCGGTCTTGTCAACGTAGTCTTGAGCCAAGCGCAGTTCAATGGTGTCCATACGCTTCTCCATTAAATGGACATGGGCCTGCTGTCTTTGATCAATGGTCTCAAACTTGCGGCCCAAGGTGACAATGACAGAAAGCGCTCCGCCAGCTACACCCAGAACAATGCTTACTGGTAATACAGGCTCCACAAAAAGAACTTTCCGCAGTCTTCGTTAATTATACAAAAAATACATTGCCAAACAAACCATTTAATTCAATCGCTCAAAACGTCCCCCCGTCTATCACCATGTTGATCAATGAACGCGATGAATTGATAACTTCAGTGCCACCAATTTTTAGCCCACCACTTGTAATGTTGATTGGTTGATTAAAGGTCCAGCAATCAGTGGCATTCAGCCATTTAATTGTTTTGTTAGTGGCGCCGAGAAGAGTTAAGCCTCCACCATCGGCAGTGGTGTCAGTAGGAGTGGCGACAGAACCAAGTTCAATGTTTTTGTCATCTACTGTCAAAGTGGTACTGTTGACAGTCGTGACAGCTCCATTGATCGTCGCTGTTCCACTGACAATCAAATTCCCTGCAATGGTTACATCATCAGGAAGGCCAACAGTCAGTGTGTTACTGCTGTTGTCAACAGTAACTTCATTACTGGTGCCTTGAATAGTAAGAGTGCCGCCACCAGCCACAGTGGAAGATGCGCTGCCGTCACTTACGTTTAAAGATGAATCAATGGTGGCAGTGCCTCCCAATGAAACAGAACTTCCGTTCAGCGTGATAGCACTATTTGCCAAGCTGCTATTTGGAATGCTGGCAAGGCTAAATTCACCAGTTCCGCTGGCATAAGAAACGCCAGAGCTGGAGTCAGCAGAGACCTGCCCTCTAACAAAAACACTTCCTGCTATTGTCTCAACACTTGTCGCATTCCCGCTGCCATCATCGCCGTAGCCATAGTAAAGCTGCTTGTCACTGGCATTTTCATTAAATGCCAACTCGCCTGATTTCAGCGAAGTTGGCGCTCCACTGGCACCTGTAGAGGCTCTACGTTTGATCTTGATTGTGACGGCTGACATTAAAAGGCTCCTCCATTAAGTGTCAGATTGGCGGATAAATCGTCTGTTGGGACGAAAATGTTTCCGTTCCAGTTAAGAACTTTGCCTGCATCGCTTTCACCTAGTCCATTTAACTGGTCCAAGTCAAAATAATGCACTCCAGAAAAAGCAGGCCCAGAAGGGCCTGCAGAAGATATCTGAACAATTCTAGGTTCAGAAGGCTCATTAATTACAACTGATGGACCTGTTTCTGTTAACTCAACAATGCTGCTGGCAGCGGGTTGAGTGATAACAAGAGCAGTGCTTGTTTCCGCAATGCTTACAAAAGTTTTCGCTTCTGAAACCGAAATACGATTTGCTATTTCAGTAACGCCCACCACTGATCGTACTGGGCCAGTTAAAGCGACAGTAGTCATCAGCTTCCTGTTATCAGTATTTATATGTTATCTACTTACTGGCTAGAGAGTCCAATGTCAAGGAACGCATTGCCTTGTAAAAGGAAAAACCTGTCCCCACCAGGTTCTTGAATTAGCACGTCATATTGCCCTTGCTCTGTAATTGCAGAGGTTTGAGCCGGTGTTAATGACAATTGAAACTTGCCGTCAGACTGGGCGGTAAAAGTGTTTGTGAATGTGGCCAGCAAGGTGTCACCTTTTCGGCTAAATAATTTAGCCGTGACCACATAACCCGTCATGTTCACTGGATTACTGCTTGAGTCTTTGTATTGCAAATCCAGCTTAAAAGTGCCGCCTTGATAGATGGTAATGTCGTATCTTCCGGGCTCAATCACGATAGAACTTGTCGGCTTTCACTGTCTATCTTAGTGAAGTATTAACTTGGCTCGTCCGGCCAGACTGCATCATGAGGGAAGCCAGCGGATTGAGGTAAATTACGCAATGCTTGTCTATAAGATGTCCATTCAACTTGTGCGCTGTCAGATAAAGGTTGGTCAACTAGCTGTGTCCAGTCAGATGCTGCCAAGCGTCGATTGCGAACATCTCGAACATTTTTTGCTGCCTTAGCATCAACTTGAACTCTGTAGGCGGCTTTATTTTCGGCAGCCGATGTCACATAGCCTTCGTCGTCAGTAGTCTCGACAAAGATTGGCCCTACAACATTCTTAGTGAACCATTGACCATTAACTTCTTCGACGCCGTCACGAACGCTTATCTCGTAAGGTGCAATGACAGTAGCTTGTGGCCCCTGAAGCACTGGGTCATAGCCATAAGAGTCAAGAATCTCGACAGTAATCTGCTTGGGAAACGATGTGTTTGGATTAGAGGCTTTGAACTGACTTACAGTTGTCAATTCACCTGTGATGCGATTGCGGATTTCCATGATTAGAGAATGAGAAAATTGATTAGGCGATGGCTAAGAAGATGTATTCGTCACCACTTTTATTCACAGAGCTTACGTTAGTTTTAATTGTGAAACCGGCATTTAATGGGTCGATCCAATCTTTATTTGTTACTTGAGCGCTATTGTGGTCAAGCCGCAAGTAGGGATCATTGCCACTACTATTTATTCCTCTGAATGTGTCCCAAAAAAGCCAAATACCGGTTAAGACCCGCTTTACCAATACAAACCTTGCACCTCCAGTGAATCCACAGTCAATGTCTTGATCCGATCCAGTTCCAGTGTAGCTGCCAACCTTTGATATACCTGGAAGGGATGCAAAGAGTATTGCAATATAAGTGTCATTGTTTCGATTTACCCCGTGATTTGTTCCAACAGAGAACACATTTTCTGTAGGAGCTGTGTTATTCCAGACATTACTTAGTGTATTAAAAACATTGTTAGTGTCCGGGGTGGCATATTTAGTTGGACCCTGGCTTGAATGATAAAGATGCCAGTTTTCATCACCACTACGCCTTTTGCAAATCATAAGTTCTGGTATTACCGTTAAGTTGTGCGAAATTTGTCTATTGGAACCGTTTCCAGCATATGCGACTACATCGCAAAAACCTGGAGCACGTTTAAACATCCACGCCACTGAATTTTGGTTTGAACTAGTAACGTCTTCAACTCCGTTGTTGTAATCAAAAGTTTTTTCTGAAGCTACAGATGCTTGGTCGTTTGTTGCAAAGTCAAGACTCACAGGTCCAAGCAGCCTAAATGCTGCCTCAAGAGCGCCTGAAGAACTAGATACACCTTTTTGCATGTACCAATCAACAGGGAAATTACTTCTGTAAGCAGGTGTAAGCCCGTCGCCTGTTGATCCGCGACTGTCAACAGAAAATACATCCGTTCCTACTTCCGGCGGCTTATGCGGACGCCGGATTGCCATGTAGATGTAGGTGGCACTATCATTTTGACTACCATTAGAAATAAACCCTGTAGGGGTAAGATTACAAGTTGCGTTACCTGTGAGTTCTGCGGCGGAACTGTCTGCATTTAATTGTGCGTCTGCTCCATCGGAAACAATGCCGCGCATTGTGTCATTAATTCTCCATTCGCCAGGAGTGTTAGTAGCTTTTTTAGTAATTAAGAACTGTGGTTCAAAACCCACGTCTACTGTTGTTGAGTTGCCACCTCCTACTCCCAAATAACTTCCACATTTAATAATGCTTTCATCACCATCAGTGCCAAACTGTGCTTCGTCATGAGCAAAAATATAAGCTATATAAGTATGACCGTTTTGGTTGACATTATTGTTTGTTCCTACTGTGAATTGAGTTGAGGTGGGGGCTGTATCATTCCAAACCGTACTATCAGAAGCAGCGGCGTCATTTTTATTAATATGCAAGCTTTGGGTGGCACCAGTTGAGCGGTGGTAAACCTCCCAGTCATGGACGCCAGTTAGACAATGTATCAGTATCATTCCCGGTGTACTACCGAGCGAATGAGCGATGTTTTGTACGTTACCTGTACCTGAAAATTGGACTATATCGAACCAACCAGGCGCTTTGCGGAATGTCCAGGAGACGTACTTGATATTGCTATCATTTACATCGCTATCAGAACCTAAAGTAAAACCATTAGAATTAAAACTCGTTAAGCTTGTACTTTGAGTAGCTTCAGAAGTCGTTTGCGAAGACTGTAAATATTTAGTGGCTCCTCGTTCCGTGTCAAACAAATGATGGTCGTAATTGTAATTACTGCCTTTGGTCCAAACCAGGCCACCTTCTCCAGCTAAATCTAATCCATTTGTGATTGTCGTTGTGCCGGAGTTGCCCGTATACAAAAACGTACTAAAAACATCGTCAACGTAAGCAAGACTTTCAGCTTGTGCTGCTGCTGCTGCAATAAGTGTTTGCGTAGAAGCATTATTCATTTTGTGTTCTCCTTAGTTGACGTAGTCAACAACAGTAGCGGCACGGAATCTTGTAGAACCACTATCAGAAATAAAGACAAAAAGATGTGTCTTGCCAGTGGTCAATGTTGGTGCCGTATCAGCGGGGAACTTGACAGAACTAGGCCAAGTGACAGTGCCGCTTGTATGCGTTAGTTCGAGAACAAAAGAAAATGCTCTGCTTGCAGGGACGTTGCTAAAGGTGAATGTACTGTTTCCATTGATGGTCTTTGTAAAGTAATTGCCGAGACTGCAGTCAACATCTAAACCTGCCATTGCAACAACATTAGACACTTGAGTGCCATTTACATCTAGCTTTGCAACTGGAATAGCTGCAATTCCGACATTACCTGACGTGTCAAAAATCATCCGTGTCGAACCGGCAGCTTCTGCTATTTGAAAGCTGCCGCCTACAGCACCGCCCATAAACCAATCAGATGAATTGGCTGTGTCATTTATGCGGATACCTCCACCAAGAAAACCGCCACTACTGCTACCAACTACGTGTATGGGAGAGGTAGGAGACGACGTTCCAAATCCAATTAGATTATGTGAGCTGTCAATGAAGACTGCGGCACTGTCAAGGTCAATATCACCACCGCTGGTAAACGTAATTTGACTAGCAGAAGAATCTGGGTGCTTGAGGTTCGTAGTTTGTAGAGTGCTCATTATTAAAAGCCAATAAAAGAATTAAGAGCGAAAACCCCACCAGCGGGCGGGGTCAATGTAGATCAAGCTTCGAGTTGATTAGCAGCTTGGTTGGCGGCATATGCGTCGATCACTTCTTGGGTCCAGAGCGAACCAGCGACGGCCTGCAATTCTGCACAATCCTGGGAAACATCCTCGCCGGGGGCACGAAGGTGGCGATGGTAAGTGCGACCAACTTCCACACCGTCTTTCTCGACAATGTCAGCACGGCGGCATTGGATGATGCTGTAAGGAGGGATGATTTCGAGCTTGTATTCTTGGCGTTCTGTAAAAGCCATATTAGGAACTACCGACTGGTAGAGACAGATTTAATGATTTTTAGTTTTAAGCCAGTTGCGGGCTTACTGCTAGGCAGCAGCGAAATATGTTGCTGTAAATTGAACTACACCACCGACCTGTGTTCCATTTGCTTGAACCCAAGAGCTGTTTACCGGGGAGAAATAGATATTGGCCGTCGTATCCCAAACGTAAACGTTTGCATTAAATGTATTCGATGGCGGATTAGCAGTATGGAACATGACAGCGCCGTGACCTTCAACCCCACTGCTTCCTGTATTAAGCGACGTGTCTGAGGCAAAAGGAAGAGGGAATGAAACGTCACTGCTACTCGGGGAAGTAATAGCCCCAGAGAAAAAGATGGTCACTTTTCTTCCAACTTTAATATATGCAGCCCTGTTTACACTCCATGTACCTCCTGTAGGAGTTAAACTCCATATACCCTCTTCATAACTATCCAGGGTTTCGCTAGTCATGCCAGCGTTATTTGTCTGAATCGCGCTGAAATCAATGCCGGGGCAACCAGCCAGCAGCCTCAATGTACCGTTGTGGTCGATTTCTATCCGGTTAGTGGGAGCAACACCGCCAGCGTTAGTAGCAAAAACAAGCTTGCCAGGCATGACATTAGTACCCGGACTGCCGTCAATATGAGCAGAGATTACGGCATTCTCTAAAAATTTACTCCCATCGTTAGCCTGGAAGGAAAGTCTTGCATTTTGAGAATTGTTAGACCCTATGGTGTTGCTTCCAACCGAGCCACCATAAGAGGTTCCGATTGTCAGCTTTGCTCCAAAACCGGAACCATTGTTGTTGATAATACTGACACCTTCCCATCCATTATTCGCAAACTCAAACTGACCGTAAGGCGTCCAACCTGTGCCGCCATTATTGATATTGGTTCGTGGAGTAGCTGTGCCTACTAGAAGATGACCACTTGAATCGTAATGCAGCCCACCACCAGCACTTGTGTATTGCAGCTCACCCGCAGTGCCGCCGTTCTGCAGCAGTTGATTAGCACCGCCATTACTGTCAGGCAGCGTGATTGAATTGCCGCCCGCAGCATTGGGCGCTTTGATCTCGGTAAAGCCCGAGCTGTCACCATTAAGACGAAGAGTCATGATAAAAAATTAAATAAGTAGAACGCTTAAATTAAAGCTTAAAATTTCTCGTAGTAACGAGAAAGAAATCAATCAGCAGGAAGTGGTTCGTTGCCTTCTTCTAGCCACTTTCGGTATTCAATGGAATGATAGGTTTCTCCATCAGACCGAAATGTCCAAACAGTGCCGTCTTCTTCAATTTTTTTGATGAACTCAACCTTTGATTCGTATGCCTTCAAGATGCGGTAAGTAGTCATAATTCAGAATTCAGCGTCAAATTCAATGAAACCACGGAGTGCAGCATTAGTGCTGCCTCCAAACGTCAACAGGTAAACTTTATCAGAGGTTAAAACATTAGTGGCGGTCCTGAGATCCAAACTGACCAGGCCATCTTTCACGTCACCGTAATTAGTAATATCTGATATTGCATGGCTATTAGCCAAGCTATATTCTTCATAAAATAAATGGTCATAGCTAACGGCAGGTGCGGTCCTCATAGTCTCATTTAATGGAAAGCCCCCGAATCCTCTGTTGGCGTTAAATGCTCCAATAGCGAAAGTTCGCGCATTATTTTGGGATTCGTTCGTAGTTTTTTGAAAATAACGCTTACATCTAGCAAGCTCTTCAGCAAACGACCTATGTTCAAAGGGAGTGGCTTTTTCTCCTACCTCAAGTTGAACGCCTGTAAGATAAAAATTATCACCTGTAGCGTTGCCAACTCCTAGGTTTGTATTGTTTCGGGCACCAGTAACCTCAGGAGCCCAGCCTGAAGCAGGCGTTGAGCCTTGGTAGAAGGTGCCAGAGTTCAGCCACATATCCATCTCTAATCCTGAACCGTTGTCATCATTTATTGTTCCACCAGTGTCGGCAGGAATAGAGATTGTTTTATACTCCCATGTATTAGCTGTATTGATGGTATAGGTAGTAATAAAGGAGCGATTGCTTCCATCTTGTGAATTTAGCTGAATAGTGGCACCACCTGTTTTGTTTGACTTAACCCAAAAAGACAAGGTAGCTGGCTGAGCATTTGCGGTTCCATAATCTAAAACCTGCAGATCTCTCGCTTCGATGACATACCTAATAATCAGAACTGAGCTTGCACTGGTCATACCACCTGACGTGCAGTCAATTCTGAAACTACTACTAAAGCCTTGCGGAACTTCACCAAAATCTTGGAGAATTGTCCAGGTGCCTGCATTGCTGATCAGTAATCTAAAGCGGTCGCAAGCTCTATATGCACTTGCGGTTTGACCAGTATTGATGTTAGGCCGTTGGCTGACTCGCATTCCGCCATTGATGATGATGTTCCTATGGCTTAATGACCCATCAGTCGGCATCTGCAAGCCATCCAACTGGACATGGCCAGCAGTGTCGATCTCTACACCGCCGTTACTGGTATTGGCGTTTTCGACCTTGGATGTTTTTACAGTGCCGGAAAAAGTAGCTGCTCCAGTGGAATCAATAGACACCCTGTCAGTGCCACCAGTTGTGATAGCAGCAGTGTCAGTCCCAAAATGAATACCAGTATCAGCGTCACTACCTTTAATAGCGGGATTACCCGCTGAACCGTTGACGCCTGAGATACCAGTGTCGCCGTTAATTACTACAGACATAATTAGATAACCTCAGAATTAAACGATTACTAGATTTGATCCTGATGGGATCGTTAGCGTCTGGCCGGT